AGATCCTGTTTTTAAAAGAGTAGTTAAAATGGCAAAGGGTGGAGATTTGTCTGCACCACCACCAACTAAGGCACCTCCTATGCCTCAACCAAGATTTTATGAACAAGCTACTATGGAAGAAACAGTTATTCCAAGTGAACCAAGAGTTAATCCAACTTATGATACAGGAGCTATATTTCCAATGCCAAATATTCAAGGACCAATTTCCTCGGAGCCAGGTTTTATGGAAATACCACAAATGGACAGAGCTCCTGAAGGTACTGTTATGCAAGATATGATAATGAAGGGAAGAGTTTTAGATCCTAGAGATATATATCCTCAAGATCCTGATCCTAGTTTTGTATTACCTCCAGGTGTTCGACCTAAAACAGGAATTTTACAAATAACAAAAGAATACGACATATGATCGAAATAACCGATGAACTAATTGACAGAGTTAAGACTCATGAAGGCTATAGGAATACTGTCTATTTAGACAGGCTTGGCAAGAAAACTGTGGGGGTAGGACATCTTTGCGTAGAAGATCATTGGGAAGAAGATAGAGAATATGAAGAAGGTTATCTCATGAACATTTTTGAAGGTGATTTGAAAGAAGCTTGTGTTAATGCAGAGAGTTTAATTAATAAGAATATTACGTCAGAGGTTATCTTAGATGAATCTATAATACACGTCTTAGTAGAAATGGTATTTCAACTTGGTATTGGAGGCGTTGGAAAGTTCCAGAAGATGTGGAAAGCCTTAAACGAAGGTAATAATGAAGAAGCTGCGAATCAAATGCTTGATTCTAGGTGGCATTCTCAAACGCCCGCAAGGGCAGAATATCTTGCAGAAATAGTTGCAAGCGCATAAAGAAAGTAGTAGGATAAACACATGGCAAGTATATTTGGATTAGCGAAAAAAGGCTTAGGAATGTTAGGTAAAGGTAAAACTGTTGTCAAAGACACTTCTCCTCCTATGATTAAAATTAAACCTAAACCAAAGGGATCTACCCCTAAAAATCTTAATGATCAAAAAAAAGTTTACGTTTCAGATAAGCCCGCTGTTTTAGGTAAAGAAACATATAATTATGAGGGTTTAAAAAATGTAAAAAAAGGTACTTCTATGAAAAAGAAGTCAGAACCAATTAAACTTCCTCCAAAAAAAGATTCACCTAAAAAAGATTATACTACTTTATCGGGTATCAAAAAAGGCAATCCAGGTTTATATAAAAAATATATGGAAAGTTTAGGTAAAAAATGAGAAAAGATTTAAGAAAAAGATTTGGTATCGTAGATACCTTCAAAGCACCTAAGATTCAAGACGATGGTGGTTCTCCAAAAGAGTACACGGACCACGGTGCATTTACCAACGAAGCTAAGCCAAGCCTACCTGAAGGTTACAAAAAAGGCGAAGCAAGAGGTATGGGAGCTGCTATCAAAGGCGGCAAATATATTATAGCTCCAGGAGAGTAACATGCCTTTTTCAAAATATTCAAATAAGCAAAAAAAGTTAGCACGAATTGCAGAACCACGAGATGCGATTACAGGAGCTGACTTTGCTGCTTTAAAAAAGAAACCTAAGAAGATGAATATAGGTGGAGAAGTCATGAACGATCAAGAATTTAAAGTTCAAGAAATTCCTACTCCTAAAATTTAAGTAATCCACTCTTTCGCAGCATCACCCATAACCTGACCAGCAATGTTAACCTTGTTCTTTAAGGCAGTTAAGATTTTTTCATCTATCGTTCCTCTACAAACAAGATCAACATAAGTAACCTTGCATTTTTGTCCTATTCTATGAGCTCTGTCTTCAGATTGTAATCGGATTTCTAAGTCGTAATTATTTGAATAATACACAACAGTGTGAGCGGAGGTAAGAGTAATACCATAGCCTCCGGTTTTTGGGTTAGCGACCAAATACGTAAGATCGTTCTCCACGTCTTGAAAATTCTTGACAAGATCCATCCGTGTCTGATTATCAGTATCACCATAAAAAGCTGCAGTCGAAGTATCACCATATTTCTCCTTTAATAATTTTGTTATAGTTTGAATATTATGTCTATAACTAGCCCAGATAATAACTTTACCTGTGGACTCATCTAGTACATGTAATAACTCACTATAACGATTGCCAGGGACGTCGTGAGTCTCACCATCATCGTTGATAGTAAACTCACAACACACCTGGTGCAGTTTCACAATTTGTGAAAGTCTGTTAGCAGTCGTCGTCGTTTTGTCGTTAAAGATAAACATAGCGTTTCGCTTTAACGATTCATACGCTACGAGCTGTTCCTTGCTCATCGGTACAAATCTTTTCTGATAGATCTTTTCAGGGAGATCTAAACAATCTTCTTTTTTAACACGGTATGAATTAGACTTAATTAATAAGTCAAGCTCATCAAGTCTTTGATAGCCAATGATAAGAGGAAAGGTTCTACCGCTTGATGTAGGTTTTGAAATAACTTTGGCGTATCTTGCACGGAAAGCATAATAATTATTTTGTCGAAGAATCTTTGTATCTAAAAAAGCAAATTGAGCAAAAATATCTAAAGGACTTTTAGTAACAGGAGTCCCTGTTAAAATTCTTTTATATTTTATATCTTTAGCAACACGTAACATATTTTTAGTTCGCATGGCCGCTGGAGTTTTAATAGTTGTACTCTCATCAACAATCATCATTGTTTTATTTTTATCTTGTTTAGAAATAAATTTGTCTAAAAACAAAAAACCTTTTTTACTAGAGATAGATTCTATGTTCATAAGAAAAACAAAAAGACCTTTTTCTTGTTTAACTAAAATCTGTGTTAAGTCTTCCTTTGTTTCAGCATCTTTTAAACTTGGGTCCCAAGTAACAATCTTCATTTCTTGATCTGTGTATTCTATTATTTCTTTATGCCAGTTACGATACACGGACTTCGGACCAAAGATGATGACAACATTAATTTTATTATCACTATATAAATCGAGCATGTCATGAATAGTAGTAATAGTTTTACCTGTCCCCATCTCCATAAGATAAGCGAAAACATAAGGGTTTTTTCTTCTACACTCGGACACGGCAGTGCGTTGATGATCAAAAAGATCTTTTTTATAGTTAGCCATAAAAATAATATATTGCATTTTTCTAGGATTTCAAGTATAAGATTATTAATAACAACACTAGGAGGTGTTATATGGCTAACGAAATAAGCTTCGAGGAATTGAAGCATGACTCGGGAGATCTCAAAAAGCTTGATGATTCAAGCTTAGAGAGTCTTTCAGTTCTAATTCAAAAACTATTAGATAAACAAATTATAGTTGAAGAAATAGAATTAACTTTAAAAGAACAGAAGAGGGAAGTTGAAATATTATCCTCTGAGACAATACCACTTAAAATGCAAGAGATGGGTATCACATCTACTCAAATGGAAGACGGTAGTAAAGTAAGCTACAAAGATGAATTCTTTTGTCGTATTCCTAAAGATAGAGCTGAGGATGCTTTGAATTATTTAAGGGATAAAGGTCTTGGAGATATAATTAAAAATCAAGTTTCCACAAGTTTCGGATCGGGTGAAGATAATATGGCTGGTGATCTAGCTGGATATATTCAGCAGAATTACGGTGTCACCCCTGACGTGAAAGAATCAGTGCATCCTTCGACACTGAAGGCGTCTCTTAAAAGACGTCAAGAAGAAGGAATTTCGGACCCTGAGGATCTTTTCGGGATCTTCATACGTCCTATAACCAAAGTAACGAAAGGTAAAAAATGAACGAACCAAAAGCAAAAAAAGAAGTAGCAACTAAATCAGAAAACACTGTTGCTGTTTCACAGCCTATGGATCTTGCCACAGTAATGGCGGACCAAGGCGCTGGATTATCTAGTCATACAATGGATGACTTAGCTATTCCTTTTATCAAAATACTTAGTTCTATGTCTCCACAGACAAAGAAAAATAAAACTGAGTATATTGAAGGAGCAACAGAAGGTATGATCTTTAATACTGTTAGTCAGGAATTGACTGATGGTACTAAAGGAATTTCAATCGTACCATGTCTCTTTGAACCTGTTCTACTTGAATGGACTGACAGAGGACAAGGATCTTCGGCTCCTGTTGTCCATCCTGTTGAATCAGATATTCTGAATCATGCAGTCAAGGATGCTGAGGGTAAACTTAGGTTGCCTTCAGGTACTTACTTAGAGAGGACTCACAATCATTATTGCCTCCTTATCGATAATGAAGGATTCACTTCTCAAGTGCTTCTTTCTATGAAAGTAAGTCAACTTTCTAAGTCAAAAAAGTGGAACACAGTAATCATGGGGGCTAAGGTTAGGAATGGTGACATAGTTATCAATCCTCCTAGTTGGTATTATACATATCACCTTCAAACCAAAGCTGAGTCAAATGACAAAGGTGATTGGTACGGCTGGAATATAACAAGGGGTGAGGTTGTTTCAGCGTCTGTGTATACCGAAGCGAAGGCTTTCCATGACTCTATTAAGAGGAAGGAAGTCAAAGTTAATTATACTGAGGACGATGGCACGGAAAAAAAGGATAATAATCCTTTTTAATCATTGAATGTGGTGGGGTCTTAATAGGCCCCACTCATTTGAGTGAGTGTGATGGCAGATCATATAAAATTCAGAGATATATTTAGTGGCTTGACTAGAGCTCATGGTGTTTATCATAAGGGTGAAGTTAAGGAAAATGGTAAAGTTAGTGGTAAAGCTTTTATTTTAAAAGAAGACGTCACTGATATTCATTGGAAAAATCATATAGAAGGTATTGAGCCTTCATTAGGAATTGTTCCAATACGAGATGATAGCACTTGTAGTTGGTGTTGTATTGATGTTGATGACTACACTCTTGATATTTTTAAAACAATTACAAACATTAGAAAATTAAAAATTCCAATCGTTCCCTGTCGATCTAAATCAGGTGGATTACATTTATTTATTTTTATTAAAGGAAGTATCACAGCTTCTCTTGCCCGGAAGAAATTAAAAGAGATTGCTTCGGTCTTAGGTTTTGCTCACTGTGAGATCTTTCCAAAGCAAACTGAACTTGATTCAAAGCGTGGAGACACAGGTAATTTTTTAAATCTACCTTACTTCAAAGGAGATTTAAGCGGAAGATACTCAATTGATGATAAAGGTGAGTCAAGAACCATGGAACAGTTCTTCGAGGCTGTAAATCAATATGCAATCATACCAGAGGACTTTCAAAACATATCTGTACAGTCCTTAAAACCGAAAAAGACCTCTTTTGATGGTCCTCCTTGCATAGAAATCCTTCAAAACATAGGTATTTACGAGGGTGGACGCGATGATGCGGTATTTCACTACTGTTGTTATGCTAAAAAAAAGTTTCCCACGGACCAATGGCAAAATGAAGTGTTTAATTTTAATACTGCTTACTGCAAACCTCCAATGGGTTATGATCAAGTCAAGCAAAAAATAGATCAACACGAAAAAAAAGATTATGGATACAAATGTAAGGATCAACCAATGATGTCTCACTGTGATAGTTCTAAATGTAGAGTAAGAAAATTTGGTATAGGCAGAGATGATATGGATATGTCTATTGAAAACTTGACAAAGCTAGAGTCAGATGAATCTGTATGGCATTTAGATGTAGACGGTCATAGAATTACAGTTACCACTGATGAGCTGATGGATCAAAAGTTATTTAGGAAAAAAGTATTAGAAACAAAAACTACATTACCTGTTGAAATGACTAAGCGGGATTATGAAGCTCGTATTAGAGAACTATTAGATACAGTTGAAATAGTGAAGATGCCTTATGAAGTTACTAAAGAAGGTAGATTTAATGCTCACCTGGATGACTTTATTTTTAATCAAGCTATTGCAGATGATATTCAAGAAATTATGAACCACTGTATTTATAAAGAAGAAAATAAAGTTTTCTTTCAGCTATCCTCTTTGGAGAGATATTTAAGAAAGAATCAATTCAAAGAATTTAGCACAACTCAAATGGGTTCTATTATTAGAGATAGAGGTGGAGATAGTAAACGTACGAGACTTAATTCCAACACAGTAAAGAATTTGTTTTGGATACCTGATCCTCAACCTCAAGAAGAAAAGAAATTAAAAGTACCTAAGGTAGATAATGATACCCCTTTCTAAAGTAAAAAAGATTTACGGTCCCCCAGGCACTGGTAAAACTACTTATCTTTTAAAAATAGTTGAAGAAGAAATACAAAGAAAAGTTACCCCTGATCAAATAGCTTTCCTTGCTTATACAAAAAAAGCTGCTACAGAAGCAGTTAATAGAGCTAGTCAAAAGTTTAAGCTTGACACTAAGGATTTTAAACATTTTAGAACCATACATAGTTTAGCTTTTCAAAGTTTAAGTTTATCTACTAACGATGTAATGAAGCCGAAACATTATATAGAAATATCAGAAGCTCTTAAAGTAGATTTACAACCAAAAGATATTCACGATGATGATGGTAATTTTATTCAACAAGATCCTTATTTAAAAATCATTGACTTATCAAGAATAACAGGAATCGATTTACACGATACTTTTGCAAAGTATGGACATATTATAGGTGGCTGGCGTAAGTTAGAACAAATTGCAGAATATCTAAAAGAATATAAAAAAGTTAGAGGTTTATATGACTTTACGGATATGTTAATAGAGTTTAACCTAAGACCTGAAATATGGCCAGATTTAGAGGTATTAATAGTTGACGAGGCGCAAGATCTATCGCTCGTCCAATGGCAAGTTATCACAAATCTCATTACTAAATGTAAAAGAGCCTATATCGCTGGAGATGATGACCAGGCTATTTTTAAATGGGCTGGTGCTGATGTTAATAGTTTTCAGTCTTATCCAGGTGATTCTATTGTCTTGGATAAGTCCTATCGTATACCAAGATCACATCACAACATTGCCAATAAAATTGTTAATAATATCAAAGACCGAATTGAAAAAACTTGGGAAGCGAAAGATGAAGAAGGAAAGGTCATTACAGTATATTCACATGAAGCTATACCCTACAAAGATAAAAACTGGCTTGTACTCGCAAGGACTAAATACATACTTAATAAAGTTGAAAGGTTCTTCCTGGAACAGGGTTACTACTACTCACGGTTTGGAAGCAGTAGCATAAGTGATAGATTAAAACACGCTATAGCATCCTGGAAAAAAATAGCTGAAGGACAATCTATTGGGTTAGAGGGTTTAAAAGCTATGTATGAATTTATGAGTTCAGGCAGAGGAGTACAAAGAAATTTTAAAAAACTTACAGAAATAGATGATCGAGAAACTTTTGATTATGAAAAACTTATGTTTAGTCACGGTCTTTTAGTAGGAAAAGAAAGCACTTGGTATCAAGCTTTAGATAGGATACCGTATGGAAAGGTAATGTATATTCGCCAATTAATGAAACGAGGGGTAAACATTTGGCAACGCCCCCAAATAGAACTTTCTACTATCCACGGAGCAAAAGGCGGTGAAGCCGATAACGTTGTTTTGCTATTAGATCTATCTCGTAAATCAGAAGAAGCACTTCAAAATAATCCTGATGATGAGCATAGAGTTTTTTATGTTGGCGCAACAAGAGCTCGTAAAGAGTTATGGTTAGTTCGTTCTGAATCTGACCGAGAATATCTGGAGGCCATTCGATGAAAAAATATATACATATTAATCAACACATCATTAGAAGTAATAAAAAAAATAATGAAAATGAACCTGTTATTACTATTAAAGAAGGTAGAAAAAATACTTATTGTCATGAAGTAATTATCAACGGTCCTTCTCGTGTAAGATATGGAGGTAATGATAAAGCTATACTATCTTGTGGAGCTCGTGTTGTTATTGAAACTGAAGCAGAATTGGAAATGAGATATCTATGAGAATAGTTTATCAAAGCGGTAAGTTATATTTAAGTTTACGTGAAGAAGAAAAAAAAGATATTGTTGAGTCTTACCCTAAACCTTGTGAAATAGATTTATCTTTAATACCTGTTTTAAGTAAAGATCTATCTAATATTAATGAACAGATTTGGAAAGATACCACGGCAAAAGAATACCAAGAACTTGTAGGAACAATCTCTAAAAAATGAGTGCTTTACAAAATCCTTTGTTCGCTCCTCCGAGTGAATGGGTATGTCCTGAAAGTATTGACTACAAAGGACAATCACCTGTTGCTATTGATTTAGAAACTCACGATCCAGGCATCAAGGACCACGGGCCAGGATGGGCTACAGGTCATGGTAAAGTTGTTGGAGTTGCGATTGCCTGGGAAGGCTTCAAAGGTTATTTTCCTATCGATCATGATGCACCAGGCAACTATGATAAAAAAGTTTTTATGAGACAGTTTCAAGATCTACTAGACAGATGCCCTGAAATTGTTTGTCACAACGCTATGTATGATGTTGGCTGGATGAAACGTATGGGTCTAAAAATTACTTCTAAGATTTGGGATACAATGCTTATGGCTCCTATCCTTGATGAAAATAGAATGCGTTACAGTTTAAATGAATTATCAAAAGATTATCTTGGAGAAAAGAAATCAGAAGCTCTTCTTTATGAAGCTGCTAAAGAATGGGGTGTGGATGCTAAAGCTGACATGTGGAGACTGCCACCACTTTATGTAGGTCCTTATGCAGAGCAAGATGCAGAGCTTGCCTTAAAGCTCTATCATATTTTTCAAAGAGAAATTATTGCACAAGATTTAACTTATATAAATGAGTTAGAGCACGAAGTCCTTCCTGTCTTAATCGATATGAAATGGAATGGTGTTAAAGTTGACGTAGACCAGGCAGAACAAACAAAGAAAACTTTATCTATTAAAGAGAATAGTTTTTTAAAAAACATTAAAGACAAAACAGGAGTCACTGTGAATGTTTGGGAAGCTAAGTCTATTGCAAAGATGTTCGATCAACTCGATCTGCCCTATGATCGAACTGAATTAACGGGAGCTCCAAAGTTCGATAAGTTATTCCTCCGTACTCATGAGCACCCGTTGGTTCAACAAGTGGCAGAAGCCAGGGAACTTAATAAAGCAAGAACAACATTTATAGATACAATTTTAAAGCATTCTGTGAATGGTCGTATTCATGCAGAGATTAACCAGCTACGAGGTGATGGAGGCGGAACAGTAACAGGAAGATTGAGTTACAATACTCCGAACTTACAACAAGTCCCTTCCTCTAAGATTCTCGGACCACTGATCAGATCTTTATTTAAGCCAGAAGAAGGCGCTCAATGGGGTTCTTTTGACTATTCGCAACAGGAACCAAGACTTGTAGTACACTTAGCTAGTTTAACTGCTGGTGGACTTAAAGGCGCTGATGATTTCGTTAAAGCCTATCAGCAAGATCCTAATACAGACTTCCACACGATGGTATCGGAAATGGCTAAGATAGATCGTAAGAAGGCTAAAACAATTAATTTAGGTTTATTTTATGGTATGGGTAAAAACAAATTAGCTAGTCAGCTAGGTGTTACACTTGGTGAAGCTGAAGATCTATTTGATAAATATCATAATCGTGTTCCTTTTGTAAAAGAAATGATCGAACGAACTATGAAGAAAGCAGCAGATGTAGGTCAGGTAAGAACTTTACTTGGTCGTAAGTGTCGATTTGATAAGTGGGAACCAGCCAGGTATGGAATTCATAAACCACTGACCAGGGACGATGCTGAACGAGAGCATGGCAAACAAATTAAAAGAGCTTTTACTTACAAAGCATTAAATAAAATTATTCAAGGTTCAGCTGCGGACATGACTAAAAAGGCTATGGTAGATTTGCACAAAGAAGGTATTATTCCTCACATTCAAGTTCATGATGAGTTGAACTGTTCTTTTTATAGTGAAGCAGAGAAAAATAAAATATTAGAAATAATGAAGAATGCAGTAGAGCTTCAAGTACCTATCAAGCTTGACGCGGAAGTGGGGCCATCATGGGGCGAAGCAAAGTAGTTGAAAAGATAGAAGCCTCTATCTGTCCTGACTGTAGCTACGAACATATAGTTGTACCTATGTTTAAAGTACAAAAAGATTTCTTTCATTGTATTGTTTGTAGACAAACTTTTTTAAAGAAAGTAAATGGAAAAACTATATTTATGCCTGTTGCAGATGTAGACATAGAATTCACAGCAGACTTCGAATTATAGCACAACTCTTTTTTATTTTATGATTTATAACATGGTTATGATGAATCTAACAGACAGTGCTAAGAACCACTTCCTAAACTTCTTTAACGGGTTTTTTAAACAAAAAGAATTTAATGATGCGGGAATAAAAGAATATTGCCGAACTGAATATAAAAAAGATTGGGAGTACGCTTATCTTTGCTACATAGAAGATAAACGCTTCCCTAATTCTTTAAATATTCGTTAATTCTAAACAACTTATTTTTATATTTGTAACATCAGTGAGATCTGAACTAAGCTGTATTCCTTTAATCATACATTCAGAAACTGTTGAAAAAGCTTGTGTATCCTTAATTTCTACACACTTATTTAAGTCACCGGTTACTTGTTGAGAGCAAAAAACCATTACGAGATAATACTTTAACATTTTAAATCCTCCTAATTACTTGACATTTTATACTAAATCCTTATATTAATCTATAAGAAATTAGGACATGTTAGTATATTTAACTATAACAATAATATTACTTGTGATCGCCATTTTCAACTGGAGATGGCTAATGTGTCTTGGTTTCTTACTTTATATATTATCAATAATAACAGGAGTTACATAAATGGATGCCGCAAAATACAAATCAGTTGCACTGAAAATAGCAGTGTACGAAAAAGCGAAACCAATGGCAGAGGCAGATTACTCTACGATGGGTGGATTTTTAAAAAGATTAATAGATGAGGAGTACGAGAGAAGAAATGGAAAAGCTAGTAAAAAAAAATAGTCCAGCGTTGACTTACAAAGAAGCCTTAACAAAGTTGATTGACTACGTAACCACAGACAATGTTGATGATCTACCGACCATAGTTTTAAGATCTAAACAATTGGTAGATAAAATAGGACAGATTGAATGGGAATTACAACAGTGGAATGAAATGTTAGTTCACAGTGACTTTACAGTAAGTAGTCAATGGGCTGTTGATAGACTCTATGAGATTCTAAAAGAAACCTCTTTGAAAAGTTCCGATGACGGCGCCACGTCGGATAAGGCAGATATATAAGGAGCAATCCTGAAAAGCTGTTGGTTTACATTTCCCGCGAAGTGTCAACCAGGCGCCAACTTTTTAACCCTTACCTGAAGGAGGTAATATGACTATATTCGAAAAAAATAAACTGATGCACCACACGATAGATAAAAAAGAAATATTGAAAGATATTTTTCATACTCAATTAGATCACCTTTTCACTGAAAAAACAGTTGCAGAGATATGTTTTATGATTGAACAAGTAGCTGATGAAGCTTGGAGAAAAGGTTTCGCAGAAGGTAATGATTTATGGAAAGACGTTATGAAAGATATGGGTAAAGAAAAAAAAGTAAATAATATTAATAAAATATAGGTATACTATTGAATATGAATATAACTGTACTTACACAAGATCTTGAAACTTTAACAAGTAGACGTATGCTTTTAGATCTTATTGAGATGGATAAAGACTTCTTTAATAATAAAAGAGAAAAGGTCGAAGCTCTCAGAGCGTGTACTGACATATGGAAACATGAGTTAGTCAACGATTCCCCTGAAGTAGCTGAGGCTACAAGAAGATTGATATATCAAAAACTTTCTAGATTAAAAGATCGTAATGTGTTAGCATTTCCTGGATAATGTTACATGGAGTTGTTAAAACTGTGGAAATTGTCCCAACTGTGGGAGATCCACCACATTTAAAAGAGACTATTGTTTATCAAGTTACTTATCGTAATGGGGTAAAAGAGATATTTTCTCATTATGAATGGAATGAGATTGTAACACAGGGTCAAGAGGCACTAGAACGTATTAGCGCCAAACCATTTACCCATAAAGAATATAAAGAGTCCTAAGCCCCACAACTTTCGCAGTTATCCTCACAAATACATTTATCAGAACCACAAACAGAACAATTACTCATTAATTAGCCTCGTGACAAACACAATTACCATCGCAACCACATTCTACATCTAAAGCTATTTTTTCATTCTGAAGGTATGCTATGACTAAATAAGCATCCTGTAATTCTTGTTTTAATATTTGATTTTCGTCCATAATTACCTCCTTTGAAACGTATCGATGAACATATATTTCCTTGGATTTATAGTCAATAAATCTTTGATCTTGACAAATAAAAATTGTATGCTCCAAACACAAAAAGTTTAATTAAGGAGATAAATTATGGTAACAAGAATATCAAAAGGACCTACAAATGCTAATAGACCAGGGGGCCTCAAGGGTATGCTGCCTAGAAGAAAACCTATGTCAGAGTCGGATTATATGGAAAAAATTAAAGGACTAGAAGAGAAAGTTCGAATGTTAACGGATAGAGCTCGACCTACCCTAGGTGCGGATAGAGCTCGACCTATGCTTGGTAAAAGACCAAGGGTTCAGCCACGCAAAGCTCAACCAAATATACCAGGCGGAATGGGAATGGGAACTAAAAGTAAATCAAATACACCAGGCGGAATGGGAGTTCCGAATAAAAGAGTTCTACAAAAGGCTCTTACATCAGCTAACATTAATAGAGGTAAAATAGGAGAACGTGAAAAGTTAATGCTTGAAAGACGTAAAAAATTAAAAGATGAAGGATATTACACTGTTACAGATAAAGATGGAAATAAAAGAGTCAAAAGGAAATAATGAAAAAGAAAAAACAAGTCGTTAAAAAAGTAATTAAGGGTTTGGAGAAAGCATCTAAATCACATGCTAAGCAAGCAAGAACATTGAAGAAAGTCATAGGTAAAAAATAATGAAACACAAATCACTGACCACGGACTCCGAAAAGAAACTTTTAGATGAGTTTCGTAGAGTAGCTAAAGACGATCAATTATTTAAAGAGTATTTAAAACAATTTAAAAAAGACAAAGAATAATGCCTCATAGAGCTGGACATAGTAGTGCTAGAAGATACGCTCCTTCTCCAAGCGAAAGAAAAGCTCAATCGGGTTCCCCGAACCAAATGCAAAGGGATAGAAATAGACCTTCACCACAAAGGCCTCAACAGCCTGAACCAATAGATCTACCAAGGTACGGAAGAGCTCCTACTGATCCAGGTGGAAACAATTCCATCCAATATAATATTGATTTTACCAATCCTAATAGATTAGTTGAAGCTAGAAATAATTCTTTTAATGCCATAGCTGGAGTGCCTGGCATAAAATTTCAAAATACAAATAGTCCTTTTAGTGTTGCAGCTGGAAAAGGGTTTGGTCAAAATCAAGATTTTTTAAGACTCGGTTATGGAGCTCCAGTTGGCGGAGGTATTGGTAATTTCAACGCAGAGTATGATGTACTTAATAACCAAGGAGGCATTGGATTCTCTACTCCGATAGGAAGTTATACTCCTACTGAGGGAGGAGATTTTCTTCCAGGCACATTAAGTGTTAACTCAGGTTATGGACAAAATGGATTTAGAGAGCCTACTGTTAATTATAATCGAAGTTTTAATCCAGGGGGAACAATGGGTGATTTAATCAGTTCTATTAATGGTGGGGCTAGTATAGGATTAGGTGCTAATCAAAGCCCTTCCTTCAATGCTAATATGAGAGTGAATCCCGTGGGAGGAATTTTGTCTATGTTAGGTTATGATCCTTCTAAAAGAGGTTTCGATATTCCTTTGGATGTAGGGATGAATTATAATTTAGGTGACAATTCACCTCGGTTTAATATAGGATTAGGATTCTAATGGCTGAAGAAACTAAAAAACAAAAACAAGCGCGTATGCGTGATAGTTTTAATTCTAAATATCGCGGCGGTATGGGTTCCACGAACCAAGCCCAAAATATGGGTATTAATGTAAATCAAGCCAGGGACGCTGGAATGAGTATTCCTGATCTTAATCAACAAGTGATGAAAATGAATGCCACTGATTATGGCAGACCTATGAATGTAAGTGGTTTTAACGATAAGCTTGCTCTCTACAATCAATTTCAAAATCGTGGTGATCAAGTTATTAAAGATAGTCAAGGTAGAAGTATCCTTGGAATGCAAATGCCTAATCTTACTATGCAACAGCCGACAGGCTCGCAAGTAATGGGTGATATTCGTAGAAGACTTGGACAAGACGCACAAAATTATGGTGGTGGTGTTATGAGTATGCTAGCTAACGCAGTATTGCCTGGCGCCGGAACTTTAATGAACCTTTATCAAGGAGCTCGTAATGGTATGCAAAATGGTAGAGATATGATGCAAGGCGGAATGCAAAATTTAATTGACTACAGACCTCAGATGAATCAGCCGCGCGATGGAATGATGGGTGGAATCGATAAACTATTTAATCTAGGTAAGGGAATGATTGGTGGTACACCATATCAACCTATAATGGAAGAAGATCCAGGAGCCACGAACTACGGACTTAATCCTATGATGATTAATAACGCTCCACAAAATACTTATATGGCTGGACTAACTGATGAACAAAAAATGCTATTAAATAAAAGACGTGGTAATTATGATATGGGTATATTTGGTATACAAGAAATGCTTGATCAACTACCTGATGGTGATCCAAATGATCCAGCGACTTATCAAGACGTAGAAACGTATTTAACCTAATAAATTACATATTAGCTTTAATCCATTTACCTATTTTAGAATGACACAATAACTCTGTGATAAAATTACCGTAAGAATTAACAACAGTTTCTTCTTCTTTATCTTTTAAATGATATTGATAATAACCTACGTGTAAAAACTCATGTATTAAAACATTAACAGCATCTGGACCGCCTGTTTCCATCATTTCTTTATCTAGATATATTTTATAAGGTGGTTTAACTACAAAAGTACCTTGAGCTTCAGATACCTCATACATAATGTCATGAGGACACAGAACTAACTCAACAGTAAAAGGCCCTATAGTTACAAACTGAGGCAACTTCATTTCTTGTTTCTCCCTATAACATTATTCTACAGAAATATAATCTAAACTCTACCCAAATTCCCAAAAAGCGTTTACATATTTACAAGATTGCTAGAATATAACTATATAGCGGGTTCTAGCTGTAAATAAGTTGTTCCCTAGGATAATGTGGGATATTTACAGTTTACAACTTTTTATTGAAAACATTAGCTTTTTTGTTGTTAATAAGTATAATTTAGACAAATATTAAGTAAAAAAACATGGCAAATGTACCTCATATAACAGAAAAACAACGCAAATTTGTGGAAATTTTGATCACAAAAGGCACTTTTCAGAGTGGAAAAGATTGTGCTACTGAAGCTGGGTACGAAGAAAGCTGTGCTACTGTGATGGCAAGTAAATTACAGAACCCTAAATATTATCCTCTAGTAGTGACTGAAATAGAAGCAAGACGTAACGAGTTATCTAGAAGATATTCCATTAATTATAAATCTCATTTAGCTGCTTTAGGTAAATTACGTGACGAAGCCGTAGCTGCTGGTAATTTTACCGGGGCGATTGCAGCAGAGAAATATCGTGGTATGGCTGCTGGTTTATACATTGACAGAAAAGAAATTCTTCATGGAAGTATTGACCAGATGACTGCCAAGGATGTAGAGGAGAAGCTTAGTGAATTACGAAAAAAATTGCAAGAAAACGGAGACAATGCCAAAATTATTGAATCCGACTCATTACAAGGGGAACCTGTCGGAAGCGATAGCTCTGACGTGGTTGCTCAAGAAGGGCAACTTAGTATTCAAGACCATTCATGACACAGGATGTATTGATATAGTCACCGTTGATCCAAACGGTATAATTCATTTATACGATGTGAAGACGGTTAGCTTTAGACTAACAGGTAAGCTAAAAGGATTTAGAATAGATCGTCCCACTACAAAACTTCAAAAAAAATTAGGAGTAGAAATACTCAATGTGGATTTAACAACAGAGAAATGTTACATAACAAAACATGAAACCTGAGCATAATTTATGGAAACAAGTTAAGAACAATACAAAAGGTGTTGTGTGGACAAGAATTGAATCAAATACTGGACTTGGAATACCTGATTTGTTTGGTTTTTATAGAAGACCTTTTTGGGTTGAATTAAAGATAATAAGAAATAACAAGCTCCTGTTCAGTCCTCATCAAATTGCGTGGCTACATAAGCATTATAACATTGGGTGTCCAGTGTTCGTACTGGCCAAGGACCCTCTTACAGGGTCTACCCGATTATATCCAGGGGCCATAGTCCGTGATCCATCCTCCATTGCTGATAAACCTCCATTATGGAATTCTAAGCAAGGCACCTGGCCAGAGCTTCTGGAACTGCTGGGTACCTGGCGAGCTCCTAGTCCCGTGAAGTCTACCGATCTCCATTAGTCCATTCCTCCATTACCTAGTTCCTCCCTTATACTATACCAGGTCCATGTACCTGGCTGGTTCAGCCTGGCTGGTAGCTCAGTGCTGGTTGACAGCCAAGCCTGATTCGTGTAATGATGAATCTCCTTCTTTGTTTTAGTTAGCCAACGAACATAGAATCGAGCCTCGATGTCCTCGGGGCTCACCCCAACTCTCCATTGTCCATTGCCAATGAACTTCTTATACTATGTGTTAAAGATAACTTTTTTACTCTGGTTTTCTCCGGTGTGGACTCAGCTGGAAACAAATAATGACGATGAACTTTTTTTGCTTTAACTCTTGACATCCTAATTTATCCCACTATATTATTAGTAAGGAGAAACAAAAAATGAAAAAAAGACTAATTGACGACCTATCATGTGAGATCGCTTACCTGTTAGACAATCCAACAAATGGCTCTGTCTACATGGTAGAGGGGGAAGTGATTGCAAACATTCAAGACTTAGTTACAAAGCTGGAAAAGGAAATCTACAATGAACATTAAAGACTGGATCAAAAGAAACTTAGACAAAGACCAAATCAAGGAAGTCGTTGAGCATGGTTGCATAAACGGAACAGTGAGCGAACTTATATCTTACGCTGATACTTCTGCATTTCATGATGCACACGAAGAGGAAATATGGGAGATGGTCTATGAATCTGCAGAGGGTCAAGGTCTAACTATCCTAGAATTTCTTGCTACATTACGAGGAGGACTTGTTGGCTCGATGTATCAACTAAAAAACCTTTTGGCGTGGTTCGCTGTTGAAGAACATTGTTATCATATGGTAGAAGCTGAAGACGAAGACGTCGCCTAAGTGCCTGTTTTTATTATTTGGTTTGTGTGGGCTATACTCCTCACTTCCATTGCTATTAAGATCATTAGCTCTGTGCCCTTTGGCGTTGGTTTGCTTTTCGGTGAGCTTCTGATCTTGCTGGCGATTGTTTGGTTTGTTGCTCTCTTCTTCTGACCCTTTTTTCCATTCTCCATTGCTTCTTTACCTTTTTAACTTACCTATATCCCTTATATATTATCCGAGCTGGGAGCTGGTTTGTGGAGGAAGAAGCATACAAAAGTTTTTTTATTTTATTTTACTTTTCCTCTTGACATCCTAGAGAATCCCACTATATTACTATTATGCGAATGTATCATAAACAACAAGAGTCCAATTTAGGAGCTATTTGTTTATTTTCTCCCGTAGCAGAAGCTAGGGATTCGCTGAGGAAGTTAGACGCCTCTAAAGATAAGGGAAGAGTTTTAGGAGGTGTAAGCCATTTTGTTCTTAGGGTTCGTTACCTATCTAGCTTAATCTCTTATCTTGGAAACGCAACGCTAAGAACATTGGGGAAGGGTATTTTTATTATAAAGGTTGACACTTCGTCCTTCCCCTCCAAACTTGGGCAGAGGTTCGCTCTGTAATATGGTTAACACCCTCTGTCCATTACAACGAGGTATTTGTAGACCTATCCACATTGCCAACAGGCAAGAGGTACATCAATTAATCTTTGTCACAAGTGGAGTATGTGCAAAGTTCCTCGGCTAATGGTAAAGCCTTTTCTCCATTCTCCATTACCCTTCTACCCTTTATACAATGGCTACTATAATTATATTATTCCGCCGGTCACAGCTCAGCGTTGCACGATCGCTATCCTCTAAAAAGTTATCCACAACTTAATTAACATAATAACTTGTAATTAGTTAGGACATAACTATATTAATAGTATACCGATAGGAGGTAATAACTATGAACAAAAAGAAAGAAGTAGATAAGTTGGTTAGACTAACTGTATTACATAATTTCATTAGTAAGCAGTTAACAGAACAGAAAGATCTTATTAAGACTATCATTTCGGATGACGATAAAGTTATCAAAGGTGAAGTACATAAGATTAACATTCTTCATAGATCTTACATGAAGTTTGATAGTGCGTTGTTAAGAGAACATCAACCTGAACTCTACGCATCTTATAAAACTAAAGCCATTCATTCTATTGAACTAAAACCTTTAATAGATCAGGATGAGGAGGAGCAGTTAGTTGCTCCTATGTCTGCTATCATGGGTCGTAAGCCGATAGCCTTCAAAGCCGATTAAAAGTTTAGGCACACTTTTGCATGGCGTATTTGCGCCATGCATTTCTCCATTCTCCATTGCCTTTTTAGCTATTAGCTATGTACACTATATATACTATTACACGCGGGACGGCTCCAGGCTGATTTTGGTTTCGTTGCTGGTAAGCCGATGAGGTGTGTAGGTAATATGTGGTGATGAGTGCTTGAAAAGAAAATAAAGTTATCCACAACTAATTAGTTGCAATTAGTTAGGACTTCTATAATATACTTATATGCCTAACGATAACAATCTCACGCTAAGACCTTTTGCCGATGTGGAAGAGCGTCTTGATGATACAACTCGTATCACGCGTGAGAACAAAACAAGAAGAGAGGTAGACTATCGTGCTATTGCTGATCTCCTTAGTAGTGAAATTTATAATCTTATTGCTACTACTGATGACGCTCAGGTAAAGCAATGGGGTCGTAACCTACTATCAAAGCTACAAGGAAGAATTAATCCTTTAGACTTTTAATTGATTGGGGCGGGATAATCTCCCGCCCCTTCTTTCTCGCTCCATTTTCCCCGCTCTCAAAAAATCCTACTACTTAATAAGGTTCCTAGACCGCTTTTCCACCGATCAAGGTCTGTGGCTGACCCCCGCCCCCCTATTTGGCCCCTAGCTTCTATGAGAAGGGCACCTAGGTTGTGATTGCCACAAATAATTCCATCTGATATAAGTCTGAGTATGAGATTAGACGTTGATGTCGAATCAATGACGCATGAAGAAGCAAGAGAAGCAATGCTTAAACTTGAACTTCGTAAAGCGCAATTAGATTTAAGTAGTAAGTCAAGAGACTCCTTTATAACGTTCGTTAAAGCAGTGTGGCCAGGGTTCGTGGAATCTGATCATCATAGAATGATCGCGGAGAAGTTTGAGAAGGTCTTGTCAGGTGAAATAAAACGATTAATCGTGAACATGCCACCGAGACATACAAAATCAGAATTTGCGTCCTACCTCTTTCCAGCTTGGCTCTTGGGCCACAAACCACAGACCAAGATTATACAAACAACTCACACGGCTGAACTGTCTTACAGATTTGGTCGTAAGGTAAGGAACCTTATTGACTCTAATGATTATGCAAAAGTTTTTCCAGATGTTAAACTCTCAGAAGATTCTAAAGCTGCGGGACGTTGGGAAACGAATCATGGCGGTGAATATTTCGGCGCGGGTGTGGGTGGTGCTATTACTGGTCGTGGTGCTGATCTACTTATTATTGATGATCCCCATTCTGAACAAGACGCCTTGTCTTCGACAGCAATGGATAATACATGGGAATGGTATACATCGGGTCCTCGTCAACGTTTGCAACCTGGAGGTTCGATCGTTGTAGTTATGACGCGTTGGTCTGAAAAAGACATCACAGGACAATTACAAAAAGCCATGGGTGAACCTAAAGCGGATCAATGGGATGTTATAGAATTTCCAGCTATTCTTCCTTCAGGGACCCCGGTCTGGCCTAATTATTGGAAACTCGAAGAACTAGAAGCTGTCAAAGCATCTTTAACAGAACAAAAATGGCAAGCGCAGTGGCAACAAAATCCTACAGGTGAAGAAGGAGCTCTCATCAAAAGGGACTGGTGGAGAATTTGGGATAGAAAAGATATCCCTATGTTGAAGCATGTTATACAAAGTTATGATACAGCGTTTACAAAAAAGGAAACAGGGGATTATAGTGCTATTACAACGTGGGGTGTATTCTATCCTGACGAAGTAACCCCTAATATTTTATTATTAGATTCAATCAAGGAACGTTATGAGTTCCCTGAACTCAAGAAAGCAGCTATAGAACAATATAAATACTGGGAACCGGAGACCGTGATCGTTGAAGCGAAAGCATCAGGACTGCCCTTGATCCAAGAACTACGAGCCTTAGGTATTCCTGTAATTAACTTTACCCCTAGTAAAGGGAATGATAAAGTATCAAGGGTACACGCAGTTGCCCCGTTGTTCGAAAGTGGAGTAGTGTGGATACCTGACGAAAGATGGGCTGAAGAAATGGTCGAAGAGTGTGCACAGTTCCCGTTTGGTGAACATGACGACTTAGTAGATTCTATGACTCAAGCCTTAATGAGATTTAGACAAGGCAATTTTGTGCGGTTATTCGATGATGAAGAAGAAGAGCCCACGGACCACGGAGAGACAGAGTATTACTAATGGTAGATTATAGAAACATAGATATGCTTATCGATGAAGATCCGGCCTATAGTCAAGATGAAAATATTGATCGTAGAATAGCAGAAAACGAAAGACAGTATGAAAAATTAAAAAATTTTTTTACAGATTTAAATACAGGTTTAAAGCCTATGATTGGTGAAGGGACCCCCATAGGAGTAGCTAGTGATTTTTCAAGAGATCTTTTATTACAAGCGGGTAAACGAATAGCACAACCTATTGATTATGTAGCAAAAAAAATATCTAGTCCTGATGTACCTGTAGGAGAACTTCAGAAAATAGCTCGAACAAATACGGGAATGAAAGGACTAAAATCTCAGATTCAAGTTCCTTTTGAAATGCTTGGAGAAACAGCTCAGTTTTTATTTGATCCAAAATATTATAGTGATTTACAAGAAAAAATCAAAGCTGGAACTTCAACTCAGATGGAAGAAAATATGGGAGTAATAGCTGGAGCTTTTGAAGTTGTAGGAGGTGCCGATTTAGTAAAATATATTTATAAAAAATTTGGTCCTGAGGTAGCTCAGATGATTACAAAAACACTCGGTAATAATTCAAGAGAACTAATTCAAAATTTAGATATACCTCTTGAACAAAAAAAAATAATTGTAGCTGACCTTATAGGTGAACTTGTAGACAAAAATCTTTTTAAATTTAGTGATAAAACTAGATTAGGTGGTAAAAAACCTAAAGGTTTTGCATTGGGTGGAACAGCAGAAGATTTTACACAGAACGTAGATTTTATGTCCGATCGTTTTATGAAAGATCCAGCTTTTGAACAAGAAGATGCTTTTGAAAAATCACTAGAAGGAGCCACAGCTTTTAATCCGTTTAAACTCCATAAACTTTTTAAAACATCTCCAGGTGTAGCCACTCCTAAAAATCTTAGGGAAGTAGGTCTATACAATGAATTAGTTGATACACAAAATATGGGTGGAGCAGACGTAGGAATTGAAACATTACTTCCAACTGTAAAATCAATTAGTGATAATGATTTTGCTTTTAAATCTTTTACAGTTGATAAATTAAATTCTGCTAACGCTCCTAAGAACGCAACACCTGAATCATGGAGACAGTTTTTAAAAGGAGGAGAACTTAAAGCTCCTGAAACAGAACTTCTTGATTCTGGTATGGAAGATTTTTTTATAGATAGCGATAAGATGTATCCTGGAAAAAAAATATCTAGAGAGCAATTGATTGATATTTATAATGAATCTCCAGTTGGTAATATAGAAATAAAAGTTAAAGATAAACCAAAATATGAAGAAGATTTAGGAACACTTCGAGATCAAAGAGAGTATACTGACTACGTAGGTAGACCAAGACACGAAAATTTTGGAAGTGCTCCAATTGATAATTTTGGAGAGAATTATCGTGAAATTGTAATTCAGTCAGGACCTATTCCAAATGACAGAAGTCCTTATGTTCAAAGTTCTCACTTTGAAGAACCGAATGTTATAGGCTTTACTCGTGTTGCTGATTATCAAAACACAAATGGTCAAACTGTATCCGTGATTCAAGAACTTCAAACAGATCTGTTAACAACAGTAAATAATGAACAACAAAGACTTAATGCAATGGTCAAAAGAGCAAAAAAACAATCTGAAGAGCTGAATGAAATTTATAATAACCCTCTATCAGACGCAAACGATCGTGATATTGCTCAGAGAAAACTTCAAGAAATAAAAAAAAATATGGGAGGAAGAACTATAGAAGAATTAGAAAATATGAGTGTTACTAAACCTTTTCCAACTAATGTTGGTCGTGAGAGAATATCCTCACTTCAAACAGATCTTATAAGTCTTCAAGATGAAATCGATGGATTATTGTTTAAGGATAGACAAAATCTATCACCTCTACAAACAACGAGACTAGAAGATTCTATTTCTGGTATTCAAAATAAACAAATAAAAATTTTTGATGATTTAGCTTCAATGAATCGTGAACATACATATGAGCAAAAATTACAAGGAGTTCGTGTTCCTAATGTATCAGATACTGATATTACAAAAGAATTAGCCGATTACGTAGAATCAGGTGGTGGCAGAGCCTTCTCCATAGGTACTAAAGAGCTTAACACTTTTCCTCCTGTTCCTTTTTCTAGACCAGGGGATTATATCGATCTTCTTTTAAAAGCTACAATCAAAGATGCTCAAAATAAAGGTATAAAGAAAATTGCTATTATGCCAGCTGACGTGGGAGCCAATAAAAGATGGGGTAAGACAGGAGATGCTGCAAAACGATTTAGAGATTTGTATGACAAAAAGATGATTCAAGAATTAAAAAATATTAAAAAGAAATATCCAGGATCAGAACTTAGACTAGAAAATATTCAAGATCCCTCCAAGCCTGAAGCTAGTTTTTTTGGTAAAAGACTTCAAGCTGATGGAACCTTTGAGGAATTATCTGGTGAAATAATAGAGGAAGTACCACAAATTAATTTTAAAAAAAGTATGGATGATGAGGATGTACTACGACAAATTAAGGCTTTTGATGATAGCTATGGCTTAGAAAATACAAAAGCTTTTGTTTCATTTAAACAAGAGGATGGTTCTGAAATTATACAAAGAATTGTCAAGGGTAGAGTTCCTGAAGGTAGAGTCATGCAAGATAGTTCTTTTAAACTAAGTGATGATTATACAACACAGGATCTTAAAGAGGCTCAATTTATGTTTGACGAATTTAACCCTCAATCGGTTCCTATGTACGTTTTAGATATATCCACGAGTTCAGCTCAGACTGGACCTATGTATTTATATAGGAAAAAAGAAGGTGGAACTATTGACAAAGATAGGTTAGTTTCTATAACAGATATATACGGATCATATGGTAGATAAATTTAACAGTACAGCAGAAACTCCTTACTTAGCCCAAGACGCTAAAACCGTTGGGGCTGGTGGACCTGATGTTATTGAAGTAATTGATGTAGGTGCAGAAATTCAATTAGGAACTGACAACGAAGAAATCAATGTAGAAATTATAGAAGATGGTTCTGCTATTATTGGAGAACAAGAAGAAGAACTTGTTGAAGATTTTAATTCCAACCTAGCAGAAATATTAGATGATGATCTTCAATCGGAAATTTCTAGTGATCTTCTAGAAAAATTTGAAAATGATAAAAGCACTCGTTCGGACTGGGAATTAACTTATAGAAATGGTTTAGACCTTTTAGGATTTAAATATACCGAACGTACAAGACCTTTCAGAGGAGCGGCTTCTGTAACACACCCAATGCTAGCTCAAGCTGTTACACAATTTCAAGCAATGGCTTATGTAGAATTATTACCAAGTGATGGACCAGTTAGAACACAAGTAGTTGGAGCCAACACGATAGAATTACAACAAGCAGCTGAAAGAGTAAAAGAATATATGAACTATGAAATTGTTCATGTAATGGAAGATTATAATCCAGAGATGGATCAACTTTTATTTCATTTACCTTTAGCTGGAAGTGCCTTTAAAAAAGTTTATTACGATACAACTCTTGGAAGAGCAACTGCACAGTTTGTTCAAGCTGATGATGTTGTTATTAATTATGGAGCATCAGATATAAATACATGTGGAAGACTTACACAAATTGTTACAATGCCCTACAACGATCTTCGCAAACAACAAGTTTCTGGTTTCTACAAAGATATAGAAATAACACCTACTTCAACTCCCGATAGCCAAGACAGTGGACTTCAAGAAAAAATGGATGAATTAGAAGGAGTATCTTCTGGAAATTATGCCATGAACGATATGGTAGAACTTTTAGAAATGCACGTTGATTTAGATATCGAAGGTTATGAAGATATTAATCCTAAAACAGGGGAACCTTCAGGAATTAAACTTCCTTACGTTGTTACTATTGATAAAGGATCAAGTACGGTTTTAAGTATCTATAGAAACTACAATGAAGAAGATCCTTTAAAAAAAAGAAATCATTATTTTGTTCATTACAAATTTATGCCTGGTCTAGGATTTTATGGCTTTGGTTTAATCCATATGATTGGTGGCTTATCAAGAACAGCTACCACTGCTTTAAGACAACTACTAGATGCTGGAACATTATCTAATTTACCGGCTGGCTTTAAAGCTAGAGGTATAAGAATACGTGATGATGCACAACCATTACAGCCTGGAGAATTCAGAGACATAGATGCACCTAACGGAAATATCCGTGAAGGATTGATGCCCCTCCCTTACAAGGGACCTGATCAAGTTCTATTTCAACTTCTAGGTTTCTGTGTACAAGCGGGGCAACAATTCGCAGCGGTTGCTGATATACAACTATCTGAAATAGGAGCTTCTCAAACTCCTGTAGGTACAACAATGGCATTAATGGAACGTGGCACAAAAGTTATGTCAGCGATTCATAAAAGATTACACTATGCTCAGAAAAAAGAATTTAAATTACTAGCTAAAATATTTAAAACTGTTTTACCACCTGTATATCCTTTTGATGTAAGTGGTGGTCCAAGAGACATTAAAGTTAAAGATTTCCAAGACAACATAGATATACTACCTGTATCTGATCCAAACATTTTCTCTATGTCACAAAGAGTTACTCTTGCTCAAAGTGAATTACAATTAGCACAAAGCAATCCACAAATGCACAATTTATATGAAGCTTATAGAAGAATGTATTTAGCCTTAGGTGTAAAAGATATTGAACAAATTTTACCAATTCCTCCACAACCACAAGCAATGAATCCAGCTCAAGAACATAGTATTGTTTTACTTGGTAAGCCTCTTAGAGTTTTCCCTGATCAAAGCCATGAGTTACATATTAAAGCACATAGATTGTTTTTATCTTCTCCTGTTGTTAGACAAAACCCAATGGTAGTTACAATGTTAATCTCTCATATTAATGATCACGTTTCTTATCTAGCACAAAAAACAGTGGATGAAGCAATGTTAGCTGAAGCACAAAAATTAAAAGAACAATATGGTGAACAGATACCACCTGAAATGATTCAACAACTAGAAGCACAAAGAGCAGTAGCTATTGATAGTGAAATTGTAAAAATTACAGAACAAATGGTTGCGGAAGAAGCTGAAGCTATGGCGGATACTAATATGGATCCTCTTGTTATGTTAAAACAACAAGAACTAGCACTTAAAGCACAAGATCTAGAACAGAATGCAGCAGAATCTGGTGAACAAATGGCTTTAAGAGAAAATCAATTTGATCAAAAAGTAAAAATGGATGCTTTAAAACTTGATGCACAATATGACATTGCAAATTTAAGAGCTGGAGTAGCTCAAGATAGAAATGCTATAAATGAGCAGAAGATAATCTTAGATGCTCAAAAAAATAATAATGAGAATGTAGGTTAAAATGCTTAATCAATTATTAGGCGGAGGCTTAGTTAAAACTGTAGGAGCAATAATAGATTCCGTTCACACAAGTGAAGAAGAAAAAAACAATGCTAAGATTAAACTCAAAGAAATTGAAGCAAGTCTTAATCAAGCACAAACTCAAATTAATTTAGCGGACGCTAAATCCACTGCTACAGGCATTGGTGGTATTATGCAGCGGTCGTGGCGCCCCCTCATCGGGATGAGTTGTGCGTTAGCAATATTGTGGGAGTACGTATTAAAACAATTTATAATTTTTATATTGGCAGCATTTAGTATTGAACATGCACCTTTACCTGAGCTTGACATGGCAACTTTATTCCCTCTTGTCATGGCTTTATTAGGCATGGCGGGAATAAGATCCTTCGACAAGGTCAAGAAAGTTAATTCAGATAAATAGTGATTCAAGATTCAACAAAAAATAGTAAAAGACTTACTTTAACTATCCCTCCTAAAAAAGGCCCTGTATCTCAAGGGTTGAAAATTAGTTATAATAATATAAAAATAATTAAGACAACAAAAAAAGGAACATCAAAATGATGCATGACTATTATAAGATACCTGGTTGGTTTAATTATCACGAGGCTTACGATAAACTAGCAACCGAACTACCCGACGAATCAACGATTGTAGAAATAGGATCATTCATGGGTAGATCTACAAAGTATTTAGCAACTAATTTTTGGAATGCAGAAAAAATGAAAGTTAGAATTCATTCTGTAGATACTTTTAAAGGTTCAAGCGAACATTCTTCTCTTAAAACAGGTAATGATTTTTCTTCTGTTTTTAAAGATAACTTACAGTTCTTTTTAAATAGAGAAATGGTTATACAACACAAAGGAAGATCCGATGATAAAGATATACTAGATTATTTTAAAGATGAATCTATTGATGCTTTAATGATTGACGGAGCTCATGAGTTAGAAGCTGTTAAAGAAGATATTATAAATTGGTATCCTAAAGTTAAAAAAGGTGGAGTAATTTTCGGGGATGATTTTTATTTAAAAAGTGTTCAAGAAGGAATGAAACAAGGGCTTAACCATGTAAAAGAACCTGAATATACAACTTATTCAAGTCAAGAGTCTGTATGGTTTATTAGCAAAGGTATTAACAGTGATACTACCTATCAAAAATTAGTACCTGGAATTAATTGCCTTGTCTGATCACACTATTTATTATGTTCAAAAAGAACTAAAGCTTTTAAAGGGAGATTTAATGAATTCCTTGACACAAGGGGTTGAAAAAATTGAAGATTACAAGTATATTCTAGGAAAGATACATATGCTTGACATATGCCAACAGGAAATTTCTCGACTGCTGGAAAAAGAGGAGACATTTGATGATTAATACTACTGATACTATAACTACTACTACTGACACTAAATCCTTTACAATACCTAAAGAAGTAAAGGAAAAGTTCGAAAATCCCGAACAATTTCTAAGAACTAATTTAACAGAAATGCAGAAATTACCTCAACCAACTGGTTGGAGGATTCTTGTTTTACCTTTTAAAGCAAAGCAGAAAACTAAAGGAGGGATTCTATTGACTGATAAAGCAGTAGAAGACTCACAACTAACTACAACTGTTGCTATGGTTTTAGCGACAGGTCCTGATGCTTATAAAGATGAAAATAAATTCCCAAGTGGCTCTTGGTGTAAGCAAGGCGACTGGGTCGTCTTTGGAAGATATTCAGGTTCAAGACTAAGAATAGAAGGTGGGGAAGTAAGGATATTAAATGATGACGAAATACTAGGCACCATTGAAAATCCAGAGGATATTTTATCAACCGTATAACATGGGAGGTTAAACCATGCAACAGGCACAAATAAACACTGCCAGAGACGAAAAAATGGTAGAGATGGATACTTCAGGTGATGATGTTGAAATAATATTAGATTCAAAAGAAAATAATGTTATTCAATCAGATCCTTATGAAGCTGTCAAAACAAACGAAGTAGAACCTTTATCACCTAGGGTAGAAGAGGAACCAGCTCAACAAAAAGAAGAGCTAGAAGACTATTCAACTGGTGTTAAAAAAAGAATTGATAAGCTAACTTTTAAATTAAGAGAAGCCGAAAGAGAAAGACAGGCTGCTCTTGATTATGCAACAAATGTGCAAAGGGAATTATCAGATAGCAAAAGAAAATACATTGACGTAGACAAAGGTTATATGTCTGAAAGTGAAGTTAGAAACAAAATGGCTTCTGATTTGGCTAGACAAAATCTTATTCAAGCTAGAGAAAATGGAGACTTCAATAAAGAAGAAGAGGCTCGTCAATCTTTAACAAAATTAGATTTAGAATCTGAAAGAATCAGAGTTACTAAAACTAAAAAAGAACGTGAATACGAGGAAACTTCAAAAGAACTTGATATGCAACAAGCGCAATATCAAGCTGCTATGCAACAGCAACAGCAACAACCTCGTCCTTCACAAAAAGCTATCTCATGGGCTGAAAGGAACTCTTGGTTCAATTCTGACCCTGATAAGACCGATTTAGCCAAAAGAGTACATCGTGGTTTAGTAGCAGAAGGATTTGACACTGAATCAGATGAGTACTATGATGAATTAACTAAAAGAGTTAGTGATAAGTTTCCGTCAGCAATAGCTGAGGATCAGGCGACTAGAAGAGGCACTTACGTCCAACCCGTTTCTTCTGCAACAAGGTCTGCAACCACTGGACGCAACAAATCTGTCAGGTTATCTCCTAGTCAGGTAAAAATAGCGAAAAAGCTAGGGGTTCCCTTAACTGAGTACGCTAAATATGTATAGGAGTGAAAAATGACAGAAGATAGTAAAATGAAAACACCAAGAAGTGCACAAACAAGGGAAACTGAAGCTTCACTGAAGCCTTGGTCTCCACCATCACAATTAGATGCTCCGCCGTGCCCTAATGGATTTAGGCAACGTTGGATAAGGGAACGTATTAATGGAATCGATGATTCTAAAAATATTAATGCGAAATTACGTGAAGGATGGGAATTAGTGAGAGCAGATGCTTACCCTGATTCCGCATACAGCGTATACACCGGATCCAGCCCAACCTTTAAGGGTGTCATTAGTGTAGGCGACTTGCTATTAGCAAGAATGCCCGAAGTAACTGCAAAGCAAAGAGATGCTTATTTTAAGAAAAAGACTTCAGATCAAACTGAGGCTTGGGAAACAGATGCTTTGAGAGATCAACACCCATCAATGCCTATGAATGTCGATAGGCAGAACAATGTGACTTTAGGCGGCAACAGAAATAAAAAATCTGATAACTAAAGTTTAAACTAAAGGAGTAAGAACATGGCAAATATGAGTGGAAACTTCGGTCTTCGCGCTATTCAGCAAATGGGTTCTGCGTACAATTCAAGTGGTACAAATGAATACGCAATTGCTAATGGCGAAGGCTCTGCTTTATTTCAAGGCGATCCCGTTACCCTAGTGGCTAACGGTAATATCGATATTGGTTCTACTGCTGGTGCAGAACTTATTGGCGTTTTTAATGGTTGTTTTTATACTGATCCAACTACACAAAAGCCGACTTGGATGAATTATTATCCAGGTAGCATCGCAGCAGATGATATCATTGCATACGTCTTTGATGACCCAAACAAGCAGTTTGAGGTCAAAATTGACGATACAAATGGCGGTCAAGCACAAGTAGGATCTAATGCTAACATTGCAACATATTCAGCGGGAAGTACCATTAATGGTATCTCGAATGTTGCTTTAGATGGTGGTAGTTTTACTACAGATGCAGCCGCTAATTTAAGGGTTGTAAGACTTTCCAAGGATGTTGAAAATAGCGACTACACAGCCGCTAATGCAAGCATTGTTGTTAAGATTAACTTACATGCCTTATCAGATACAACAGGAATATAGGAGGTTAAACTATGGCTATATCAAGAAGTCAACTCGTTAAAGAGTTAGAGCCCGGTTTGAATGCACTATTCGGCCTGGAGTACGCACGTTATGACAACCAAGCAGCACAAATTTTTGAAACAGAATCTTCTGATCGTGCATTCGAAGAAGAAGTAATGTTATCAGGATTTGCTAATGCTAGAGTAAAGCCTGAAGGTAGCTCAATCGTTTACGATTCAGCAAATGAAACCTTCACTGCTCGTTACACACATGAAACAATCGCACTTGCATTTGCAGTAACAGAAGAAGCTGTCGAAGATAATCTTTATGACAGAATCTCAGCTCGTTACACAAAAGCACTTGCTCGTTCCATGGCAAACACCAAACAGGTGAAAGGCGCAAACGTTTTAAACAACGGTTTTGACAACGCTTTCGCTGGTGGTGACGGTGTGGCTTTATTATCAGACGCCCATCCAACAGTTGGTGGAGGACCGCTTAGAAATGAGCTATCAACTCCAGCTGACTTGAATGAAGTATCTTTAGAGCAATCATTGATTGATATCTCAGCTTTCATCGACGAAAGAGGACTATTAATTGCTGCTCAAGGAAGAAAACTTATTATTCCACCAGCATTACAGTTTGTCGCTGACAGATTAATGGAATCAGCTTTAAGAGTTGGTACCGCTGACAATGACATTAATGCTATTAAGAATATGGGTATGATTCCTGAAGGTTATGTAGTGAATAACTACTTAACTGACACAGATGCTTTCTTCATCAAAACAGACGTTCCTAACGGTTTCAAACACTTTGTAAGAAGCCCAATTAGAACTTCTATGGAAGGTGATTTTGACACTGGAAACGTTAGATATAAAGCGAGAGAGAGATATTCTTTTGGATTCTCAGATCCTCGTTGTGTATTTGGCTCACCAGGTGCATAAGCGTAATCATAAATAATCTTTTAAAGGGCGCTTTACTGCGCCCTTTTTTTATTCTATAACTTAAACTACAAGCATTAATTAACACTTAGATACATACGACTGAGCTTGTCAGACGGTATAGAGACTATGTATCGAAAGGTCTATACAACCAAGGAGGTTTACTATGGCAAATACTACATTCTCAGGACCAGTCCGATCGGAAAATGGTTTTGAATCAATAACAACAAATACAACAACAGGTACTGTAACAACTAACGCTACTTACGGAACAAGTATCACAGGTGGTGTT